GCCATGGTGGCTGCCCATCTGAGCGTGATGCTCGAGTCGTCTGCGTGCTTGTCCTTGCTGAGCAAGGCTTCGCGTAATTAACCACAATATAAAAGGAGGTTTACGCTCTCAAAATGGCACAATCGTATGTTGCAAATCGATACCCTGACTGGGTAAAGTATCGCATTCAAGAGGATAGATGGTCACCACCAGGTGGCTATCAATATTATAAGACCCCTCAAACGTTTTACCATACCGGTTATGGGATCCAGGGAATCCGTGAGTACTTGTACTCGTGGAAGGGTTGTTACCCTGCTAATTCACCTGGTTTTCATCACGTCAAACACGAGTGTCATGGTTTCCCCTCAGGGGGGTACCCGAGAGCGAAAGATTTTCTACCGTACTGGTTGGCTAACCAGAAAATGATAGAAGGTAGCAACTTCAATAATGCTTGTATGACAAGCCAATCACTTGGAGACCTTGTCCACATTTGTGGACCCGAACCTACCTCGCTGGCAGCCGCGCATTATGATGCACTGTTTCATATACAGAATGGGTGTCTTGACAAACAACTTGACGGGGCGGTGACCGCTACTGAATCTCCAGGATTTATCGATGCCGCAAAGAACATCAGCGACTGGAATAAATCCCTTCTGAAAAAGATTGCGGATATCCACCTCTTGAACGTCTTTGGTATTCAAACCATGGCGCAAGATTTATTGGGCCTATACAAGGCTCTTGATCAAGTCCCAAAGAAACTGTATTGGCTTGAGCTTCATGACAAAAAACCTGTGAAGGTCAATTTTGCCACTCAACTTGAGCCAGCAAGTTGCCATGACATTGGAAAAGTCTATGGCACACGTGCACCGTACATGAAGATTGTCGATCGGAGGCATAAATATCGAGCCTCTGCGACCGTTGTGTACGACATAAACAAATTGTCTATACGCAATGCTACATTAAAGTGGGAGGTGTGGAAAAAGGAATTAGGGCTCGTAAATCCTTTGACGTTTATTTGGGAAAAGATACCCTTCTCATTTCTGATCGACTATCTCGTAAATATTGGAGATATATTGGGTCGGATAGGAGAGTATCCACTGTTCCATAATGTCGAATACTTACGACAGTCATATTCCATCTTGACAAAACAAGATACATCCTTTTACACGAAATATGTTAACCGTGTAGATAAAGGTGAATACAGACTTCAGGCAACAGTCCACTCCGAAAGTTTTTACCGGAGCGATAAGATACCGATTGTATCCGTGATGGATACGCTGGCATTCTCATTACCGTCATTCAATCAAAGCCTTAACGCTTTGGCCTTGACCGTAGGACTCACAAAAGATTAACCCATAATTTAATTTTAATAGAGGAGATTATTCATGCTTCCAACAAGTTTTGTTATTCAACGTGCTTTGCCCCACTACGATTTCGCAGCTGGGACATTTTCGGATACAACCTTTGAAAAGGCTTCTGATGATTCCACGAGAGTTGTATATTATGACACATCCCGACCATTGGGTTTATCCCAGTTGATAACGGTGTCTCATAACGTCGCCAAGCCCGGACTTACTGGGGTTGACAGGCGTACTATAAAACTCATAGACGTGGTAGCAGCAGAGAACGGCGAGACGGTGCATAATAGCAACTTCACTCTGTCGTTTTTCATTCCGAGAACATCCGCAATGGGTATTGGCTATATGCAAGAAAAGCTCGGTTTACTCATGAGCATCTTGCACCCTGGCTCGGGCTTCACAGCTCCGGCCGACGGCCATAACTTGCAGTTTGTAACTGCCCTTGAGAGATGTACGTACTAAACATTAATCCTCCGAAGTGGACTACTCTGCTTTGGAGGAGCTTAGCTGCATGAATAATATTTCAGTTGCAGGAAAATCTCCGTAAACAACGAAAGGTATGTCATGAAGACACAGAATTCGTCAGGAAATCATCCTCACAACCTAACAAGCATTTATACCTTCATGAGTTACATTTTTGAAGATATAAGGGAAAAGTGGTTAATGACCGCGTCGACCAATGATGATCGTGCGATACTCTGCAGACAACTTGATAAAGACCTGAACAAGGTCTTTAAAAGGTTAGATGCGGAAGGCTTGCCTTTTATAACAGATGTTCTACCTAAATATGCTGTTTGCATACTTACAGGTCTGGAGCTGGGTCAGTATGTAATTAAACCCGGTTTTTCACCAGCGAGTAAGGGTGACACGCGGCCTAAGTTTCTTTGGGTCCTGTGTCAACACCTGTTTGATTGTCATGGCAAACCTGTATTAAACGATCTGTCACCCCTGGCACTCCAAAGCATTATGCAAATTTGCAAATGCTTCTCGAAGGCCATGTTCGTTGGTACTATCCCTGTCACTCAGAAGATTCGCAAGAATCTCGACTGGCGCAACATTGAGATAGAACTAAAATCACAACGAATTTGGGATGACGATCCTATATTGCATTATGCGCAACATTACATTGCGCGCATCTTCGCAAGGATCCCCTCGCCGAAAAGTATTAGACCCAAGCATGGGCCTGGTGCCGTGAGCGAGATAGGATGTACGAAAATGGGTAAGTGGAAGTTTCAGAAATATACAGGGTTAAACCTTATATTTCCTTTCCATGAATATTTTCAAAACCCAGAGGCCTGTACGTTAAGGTCTCTAGTACCTCCAGACGAGGCAACCAAAGCAAATGAAATTGCTGATTGCCGTATGGTCGAGAGAAAGTTCCAGTACAAAGTTGATTTCGACTCAGTTGGGGAATTTCCTCACGGCGTATCGAGAATGTCTTATGTGCCCAAAACAGCATTAGGGCCAAGGATTATCGGTATGGAGCCGAAAGAAATGATGTATATACAACAGGGTCTGAAAGGACTCTTGTATAAAGAACTGGAACAGAATCCTCTCACAAAAGGTTTCGTCAATTTTACAGAGCAGGGCATAAATCAAAGCCTTGCATTGCAGAATTCTATAACGAGAGATATGGGGACTATTGACTTAAGTTCTGCGTCTGACCGAGTCTCATGGAAGCTGGTTCAATGCTTATTCAAGCTCGTACCAGATTGGCTCCAAGCTCTAAGAGCTTGTAGGTCAACTCACATGGAAACAAGGCAGCAAGCAAAATCAGTAGTAGAAGAAGGCCCACATAAACTGCAAAAATTCGCAGGGATGGGGTCAGCTCTAACTTTCCCAATAGAGGGGTTAGTTTTTTACGCCCTCGCTCGCGGTGTCCAATACTATACACAGGGCAACAACAACACCCCAATTTACGTGTATGGCGACGACATCGTGATTCCGACATCTCTCTACGACAACCTTCGATTTGTTTATGCAAGGTATAATCTCCTTATAAATGCCGATAAATCATATGTCCAATCCCACTTTAGGGAATCATGTGGTGTTGAAGCATATAACGGAGTAGAAGTTACGCCAATCAAAATCAGGCGCTTCCCTTTCATTATCGAAGGTCATAAACCTCCACTTGTACAGGAGCATTTTAAAGCTATGCTGTCGTGTAATGCTACAGCGTGGCTCCTGTTCAAAAGTGGCTACACGAGAGCCTCGAGGTACTTGAGTGACCTTGTAAGGTCATCTTTACCAAGAAAGTTTCGTGCATGCTACTGCGAATCTGACAGCTACGACGTTGGTGCTTGTCTAGTTTCACCGCCTTTCGAACTAAGTAATGTTCAGAGTGCGTTTGCAGATGAGTACGCAGCGTTACTAGCCGGTATTTACCGCAACGACAATCTTTGCAACCTCAATCGTCAAATAGATCGACCCGTAAGGGCGATATCTATCGCGAAAAAGGGAGATACTGTCGTTCCACAATTTAACAACTTAGTGGACGAGTCAGCATGGTTAGTATCAGGTCTAATCGGTACTACACCTGAGGTTACTGCACATGTACCCGAACAGTCTGAAAAATCAAAGATGACAGAGCATTTCAAGCGCATGATGCGCGATGCTATGCGTCCGAAGATCCAGACCATTCTGCCTTATGAGGCGTTTGTCAGTAGGACAATTGACAGATGCTCGAATAGTGCATTTCAACAGATTAGACGTTTTGGACAAGCTTCTTGTTCTTTGACGAGTCCTAATATGGGGTGTTTTGTTCCCCCTAAGGTCTACGCTATGAATAGCGGGCCTACCTCAATTCCGG